ATATTCTCCACCTTCATAAACCTTTTCAAGCTGTGGAGCTTCACCGAACGCGATGCGCTTAGCTGCTTTATAGTCAGGGAGTGTTCCGATTCTTACGAAAGGCATGAATGTTTTGGCTTGGATTGCATAACCATTGCGGAGAGTTTTCTCAGCTACGTTTGCAAGCAAGTTCGGAAAATCTGACGTAGAAAGAGCGCGTTGAGCTAAAGTGTGTTTGCTCATTCCGCGTGCATTCGGCACAAATTCTTCGGCCATGCGAAGAAGGCTCATTCCAATGTATTGACGGCCTTTTTCGTCAAGCTTATTTGCTCCGGGATTATGTCTGTGCAAAAGAGCATTTTCAATGCCTAGTGCGCGTGTTTGTTTCTCGTCTTGTGCTCCGGCTTCGACCTGAGTCACGACGACGTTATTCTTAGTTTCAGTCATTTTGATGACTTCCTTTCTTACGTTATCGATTGCGGCGCCGGTTGAGACAAACTCTCTAGCGACTTCATCGGTTAATTTTGCCTTGTGGCAAATCTCAAAAATCTCTTTTACGCGTTCACGTTCTGATTTTACGGCTTCGCGTTTAATTAATTCCTCGTCTTGAGCTCGTGGTGCTTCATCAACTTTTGGAGCTTCCTCGGTTTTCTCTTCAACTTTTTTCTTTTCTATTTTTTCTTCTACCGTTTCAACTTTTGTTTCAGTCGTTTCGGTGTTTGGCTCTTCTCTAATCTCTTCTTTTTTTTCTTCTACAATTTCAACTTGATTCATTTCTTCATTGTCCTTTCTGAATCCGGCAGCCGCATCAGCACCAACCGCAACCGCTGAAAGCTCGAAAGGCTCCCAGTCAATTGCGCGATAAACCGGAACCGAGTCAATTTCTGACACCTTTTCTAGTTTATTGATGCGATAACCAACCGAAATATTTCTGATGATACCACTCGCTACGTCTTGAAAAATTGGCTCAACATCAGCCCGGTTAGAAAATCTAACTACGGCGCGACCTTCAGTCGGCGTGAGCCATGCCTTTTCGACCACCCCTAGGATGCTGTCGAGGCCATCTTGATTATGTGAATTTAAAAATGGTGCTCCGTTATTGAGTCGATCCATTCGAACTGAGTTTGAATCTAGAGAAAGCTCTTCGTAAAAAGGTCCGTCAAAAATACTAGAGCGAAAAACTCTCGCTCCAGTAGTCCAAACGATTTCAACCGTTCTATTTTCTTTTGAAACGGTCGCGGGTTCGAATGCTGCCGATCTATTGAATGACCTTACGTTTATTTTCAACTTTGAGCTCCCCCGTTATCTTGCGGAATTTGGGCAATCCCCGCTTTTGTGCTTGTTCTAGGGTCTGAGTCTAAAATGAGAGCGTATTTATCTAAAAGTTTGTTTGATTCAGAAATTTCAGCGAGTACCGTTTCAGGGTCGTAGCCACTTTGGCGAATAGCTTCTGGAAGGCTCATAAAACCTGATCTAACCGCGTTTTGAGTTGCGGCAATTTCTTTTGTCGGGTCGATCATTTCTCTTTTTGGTGGTGTCCACTCAGCGGCTACTTGAGATAGGTCACCGTAACCTGCAAGAAAAGCCGCAGATTTAAACCACTCAAAAACAGGATTGCAGAGACTAGGAATCAAAATCCTCCAGCGCCAAGCCTCAATATTTCTTTGAAACTCGAGCCATCCCATGCGGCCAGATGAAAAGTTAACTTGTGAGAAATCGCCAGTGAGCGACTCGTAAGGAATACCAAAACCGGCGGCGATATGTCTGAGAACCGATGCGGTGTATTCTCCGTAACCTGATGCGTCCGGTGGCGTACTAAATTTGATGTCTTTACCCGGAGGCAAATACTCCAGCGTTCCCGGTTCCATTTTATCGATAGGCGCTACCCCATCGCCAGAATCAACGGGCGTCTCAGAGTCATAAACAAAACCAACAAACGCCGATGCGAGTTTTTGTTTTATGAGCTGAGCGTCTTGATATTCATTTAAGTCTTTTAGAGCTAGTAAAACAGACGCTCCCCATGGCACCCCTCTGACTTGTGACGCTCTGTCTACCCGATACATGTGAATAATTTCATCAGCCGGAATTCTGATAGGTAAAATAGATTTTGCTATGACTAAAGAATCTCCTGGGTGATTTTCCCAAATGTGATACGCGACGCGCTTTCCTCTTTTGTCGAACTCAACTCCTTGCGCGATGTAACCACCGTCAGAAAGTCTCATATTTCTTGTTATGTCTAAAAAATCGGCCTCGAGAACTTGAAGCCTTAAAGGAATTTCGTCGGTTGTTTTAATTTTTCTAACTAAAACTTCGCCTGCTTCTGCCATCTCACGCATGCAAATTGCTTGTATGCCGTAAAAATCATTTCTATTGTCGAAATCGCAGTCAGTAGATTCTGCCCATTTCTTCCAAGCAATAGAGGCGGCCTTATTTTTAGCCGATGCCTTACCGGTAGGCTTCGCAATGATTCCAGTTCCCACCGTGTTTTCGACAATCGTTTGAATTGCTTTCGAAGCAAACCCGTCATTTCTAGTCAAATCTCTCGATCTAGAGCGTAAAACTTGAAGTGATGAAAGCGTTTCAGCATTTGCACTCGTTGCATTTGCAATCCATCCCGACGTTCTTCTCGTCCGAGCGGCTGCTTCATAGATTCTTTTACTCTGTAAAGTCTCTAAATAAAGCCTAGCTTTTGCCCTTTTTATCGCTGTTAAAGGCGCAAAATTGTACAAAAACCGCTCAATTAGTCCGATTTTAGCACTCATTTTTAAAACCTTTTGAATATGAGAAACGCGTCCTAAATGGTCCCTTTTTTGCGGTCCCTACGTCTTGTTTCATGATTAAAAGAATTTTTCGCATTTCATCTAGCGAGCGGTATTGGACTTGTCTGTCTTGATACTTGACCACTAGGGCACCGGTTGCGATTGCTTTTTCTAGAGCTTCGATGTCGGATTGTGAGAATGCCATTAGTTTGAAACTAAATTCGAGCAGGGATTTTTTCTAAGTCTAAATAAAAGAAGCCTTTCGTCTATTTTGCATTTTGGGAATAGGTTTTTTTACTGGTATCGGTGCCGGTATCTGCTTTTCATGTTCAGGCTTTTTAATTGTGTTGTGGTTAACGTCGGCCTTATCCCATTGAGCGCTATTGAATCGATCCATTCCCACTACATAGGCAGCGGCTCGCGCATAAATTCTAACGTCAAGAGCTTCGTTTCTATCCCTAACCTTTTGCCACTCATAACGTCGATAACCTTTGACGACTCTTATATTCAATTGCTCAGCGGTTAACATCTTAAAATATTCTTCGTCATATTGCGGGAAGTGACAGAAACCGGATGGGTAGGTGTCGTCAGGATTAAGGGGGGCCTCTAGTTTTAACCACGAGTAAAGCTCAGACTTCAAAAGAGAGCTACCAACATTCCAAAGTCTAAGGCCGTTTCGAATTCTTTTACCGCCGACTGTTAAATCGACGAGTTTAGGTGTTGATACTATGTGTTGCGAATTGTCCTGCCCTTTTATAGCCATGACTTTTGTCATCGGGTATTTTCTAGCCCATTCGTAAACTCTTTGTGTATTGAAACCTGAGTCAATCGCCATCATTTTTATTTCGAAAATCTGACCTTCATTCGAAATATATTCTTTATGTAAAAGCTCGTCTAAATCCGACCACACTTTCGAATCTATGCTCGATGTATCGCCATAGAAAACCCTGTACTCAATTGAATAGCTGGACTTATCACGGCACCATCCTACCACTTCGGCCTCGATGCGGTCGCCTTGAACGTCAACGCCTGCGGTTAAAAATCCAACCCCGTGCGGTACTGGTCCGATCTCGTATGTCTCACGTCTTCGATAAAGCCTTTCCCACTCCGGGGCCTCCCCTTTTTCCGTCCATACTTCGCCAAGTGTTGTATTAACGAAAGTTTTTAAAGTTTCTTGCCCTTGTTTTTTAGCGTCTAGAAATTCTTTTGCTATATCGGCCCAAGTTGCATTGGGGCTGTACGAGTACGCCGCCCAAATATGAAAGCCCGCATGATTCTTTGTTTCACCTTCGGCAATCCATTTTCCTCTTTCAACCATCCACCGTTTTTGATTGTGGTGTATCGGCTGCGAACATTTCTCGCATACAAAATGCGCAAGCTCCGGTTTTCCGTCAGGCCATTTAAGATTAGGAAATTTTAAAACTTGAAATTCGCCACAATGAGGGCAAGGCACATTGTAATATCGTCGGTCGGACTCTTGAAACATTGGTTCAATTCGTGACATCACGGAAGTCGTCGGAGTTGAACCAGCAATTATTTTTCTATTCCAATAATATTCAGTGCGTTTAATACCAAGTTTTATTTGATCTCCTTCGGCCCCGGCCGTGGGTGGGTACCCGTCAACCTCATCAAAAATAACCACTCGGCGAGATACACGTCTGAAACCTCGCGGGCTGTTTGCTCCAACCAAAGAGAGAGAACCGCCCGGAAATATTTTTTGCAGTATCGTATTCCCTGAGTCTCTCGTTTTAGGGTCTTGAAATAACCCTTTTAGTGCCGGCGTATCTCTGAGCATGGGCGCTATTTCTTCTTTCGAATAACCTTCGGCGTCGGCCTCAGTTGGTTGCACAACCATCAAAGGGCATGGGTCATAGTGCGCATAAAAA